CCTCGACCGCAGCGCCGTCCATCGCTGGGCGCTGCCCAAGCACCGCGGCGGCAGCGGCGGGCTGATCCCCGCGCGCCACCACCAACGCCTCCTGGCGCTGGCCGCCGCGCAGGGCATCGCGCTCACCCCCGCCGACCTGGTCGGCGCGCCCATGGCCACCGGCGATCCGCCCCGCGCCGGGGCCGACGACGGATAGCCCCGCCCCGTCCTTCTCCTTCTCCCCGTCCGACCCGTCCCCGCCCTTCACGGAGCATCGCTGCATGCTGTCCGAACGGTTGCCTGTTCCCGAAATCCAGCTCGCCGCGGCCGTCATCCACCGCGCGCTGGAGGACGCCGCCACCCCCGATGCGCGCCTCGCCCGCCCGCGGATGATTGACACGCCGCAGGGGCCGCGCCGCACCTTCACGCCTGGTCTCAAACCGCAGGAGCGCGAGGAGGCGGTGCGTTTCCTGCTGGATGGCGCGCCCAACTGGCGCCAGGCGCGCGAAGCCTGGTGCGAGATCGCCGATCTCTGCCCCCTGCGGTTGCGGCGCAGCGCCCTCGCGCGCATCGCGCCGTCCGCCATGCCGGCGGATCTCCGCCGCGCGCTGCGGATCCCGGAGCCGACGCCAGCCCCGGCCACCGCCGATGGCGCCTCCATGGTCCCCGCCAAGCCCATGCAGGAGGCCGCCTGACCATGGACATCCGATCCAACCGTCCGAGCCTGGATGCGCTGCGTCACCTGCCGGTGGGCGAGGTGATCGCCCTGCCGGCCGAGCATCTCGCGTTGCTCCAGTCCGATGCCCGCGAGGCGCTGGACGCCGCCAAGCGCACCCTCGACTGGATCGAGGGCGCCATCGCCCTCCGCTACGAGCAGCGCGCGGTTGGCGCCCGCGCCGCGGCGGCCAAGGACACCGGCATCGTCCGCTTCGAGGATGGGAACGTCGAGGTCGCCGTCGAACTGCCCAAGCGGGTGGAATGGGACCAGCGGCGTCTCGCCGCGCTGGTCGAGCAGATCCGCGCCGGCGGCGAGGACCCTGGCGAGTATGTCGAGCTCACCTTCAAGGTCTCGGAGCGTGCCTACGCCGCCTGGCCCGAGCGCATCCGCGGCGCCTTCGAGCCGGCGCGCACGGTGCGGACCGGAAAGCCCAGCTACCGCCTCACCATCCTGAACGACGTCGCCCTGAGGGACAGCCCGCACGGGCCGGGCATCCGCCCTGCCATCGGAGGGTCGCGCTGATGGCACTCCGCATCGTCACCGCCGACGAGCGCTTGTCGCGCGCGGCCAACAAGACCACCATCGCGCTGTTCGGGCCGACCGGCGTCGGCAAGACGACGCAGCTGAAGCGCCTGGCGCCCAGCGAGACGGTCTGCATCGACCTCGAGGCCGGGATGAAGTCCGTCCAGGACTGGCCGGGCGACAGCATCCCCGTCCGCTGCTTCGAGGACATGGTGGTGCTCGCCTCGCTGGTGGGTGGCCCGAACCCCGCCGCGGCGCCGGAGGCGTTCTTCTCGCAGCAGCACTACACGCACTTCGCCGGCCTGCATCCCGAGCTGGTCGCGCTGCTCGCCAGCAAATCGATCGTCTTCCTGGACAGCATCACCGACCTGACGCGGCAGGCGATGGCTTGGGCCAAGAAGCAGCCCGAGGCCTTCTCCGAAAAGACCGGCAAGCCCGATGTTCGCGGCGCCTACGGCCTGATGGCGCGCGAGGTGATCGGGCTGCTGAAGCACCTGCAGCACGCGCCGGGCAAGACCACGATCATGGTCGGCATCCTGGAGAAGCACACCGACGAATTCGGCAAGGTCACCTGGCAGCCGCAGATGGAGGGCGGCAAGGCCGGTCGCGAGCTCCCCGGCATCGTCGACCAGGTGATCTCGATGTCGCTCTTCGCGCGGGAGGAGGACGGCACGCTGCGGCACGATCCCGAGCGCGGCACCGAGCGGCGCTTCGTGTGCCGCGCGGGAAATCGGTTCGGCCTGCCGGCGAAGGACCGCTCCGGCCGGCTCGACGAGACCGAGCCCGCCGACCTCGCCGCGCTACTCCGCAAGATCAACGCCCCCGCCGCGCCCATCGCCTGAGCCGAAAGGAGACCTCGATGTACGACATGAACGATGCCGAGCTGCCGCGCAGCTCCGATCTGATCCCGGATGGCACCTTCGCGAAGGTGACGATGGTGATCCGCCCCGGGGGGATCGACGGCCAGGGCGAGGTGGATCGCGGGCTGCTGAAGGCGGCGCGCAGCGGCGGCGACACCAAGATGATCGACGCCGAGTTCACGGTGCTGGTCGGCCCGCATGCCAAGCGGAAGTTCTGGCAGAACTTCACGGTCGCTGGCGGGAAGGTCGATGAGCAGGGTGTCTCCATCGCCTGGAAGATCTCGAAGGGGACCTTCCGCGCGATGATCGACAGCGCGCTCGGCCTCGACCCGCAGGACATGAGCGAGGCGGCCAAGGCCAAGCGCGTGCTGCGCGGGCTCGCCGACCTGTCGGGCATCACCTTCGCCGCCAAGATCAAGGTCGAGGCATCGACGAACGCCGAGTATGGCGACCAGAACAGGCTCGACCGGGTCGTGCTGCCGGGCGAGCCGGAATACGCGCGCATCATGGCGGGCGAGGTGGTGCCGCCGTCGCCCTCCACGCATCGGGCGCCCCGCCCCGCTCCCGCGCCCGCCGCGGCGGCGCCCGCCTGGGCCAACACGGGCGCGCCCCGGGCGCGGGCGACCACCGCCCCGGCATGGGCTGCCCCCGCTGCCGCGCCGCCCGCCCAGACCGCGCCCCCGCCGCCGCAGGCGCCGCTCGCCAACGGTCCGGCCTGGCTGAACGGCTGATGGCGGCATGGCGCGCCGACGCTGGAGCCGGCCACGGGAGGTCCGCACTCCCGCCGCGAAGCCGACGTCGCTGCCCCGCTGCACGCCGGACGACCAGGTTCGCCGCCTGGTGTGCGCCCTGTGCAGCCGCGAGGCGAAGGGCTTCGGCTACGTGCACGAGATGCGGCTCGGCGAGTTCCCGCATCACCGGTTCTGCAGCATGGCCTGCTGCGACGCCGGTGGCGCGCTCGCGCGGAGATCGAATGGCATGATCGACAAGACGCAGATGGAGGCGCGCGCGATCAAGGAGGCGCGGCGGCCGCTCGCCGAGGTGCTGGTCGAGCTCAAGCTCATGGCGCCGTTCCACGACCGCAGCGCGGCGGAGATCGACCGCATCATCGAGGCCTGCGTCGACGGCTTCCAGGCCTCGATGCAGCGCCAGGCCGCCGAGCGCGATCCGCTCGACGATCCCATCCCCTTCTGAGGTGACGGTGCTGCTCGACCTGAACCACGGCTCTGGCGCGGTCTATGGGCGCCTCGACCATGGCCGCGAAGGCGCTGTCGCCGTGACGGCGCGCGTGAATGCTGAAATCGACGCCGCCCTGCTCGCGCGGCATCGCCGGCAGACGCCGCGCGACTATCTCGGTGGCAGCCGGGTTGGCGAGCCCTGCGCCCGAAAGCTGGTCTACGAGATCACCCACGCGCCGAAGGACCGCGACTTCGACGCAGGCATCCTGCGCGTGTTCGACGCCGGCCATCAATTCGAGGCGCTCTCCATCCGCTGGCTGCGTCTCGCGGGCTTCGATCTGCGCGATCGTGGCGGCGATGGCGAGCAGTTCGGCTTCGCAGCCGCGGGTGGGCGCCTGCGCGGCCACGCCGATGGCGTAATCGTCGCCGGGCCTGATGTCGGCATCCGCTGGCCCGCCCTCTGGGAGCACAAGGCGCTCGGCCAGAGATCCTGGACCGACCTGGTCAAGCACGGCCTGCGCCATTCCAAGCCGATCTACTTCGCGCAGGTGCAGCTCTACATGGCTTACCTCGAGCTCGAGGTGGCGCTGCTGACCGCGCTGAACCGCGACACGCTCGCGCTGCATCACGAGGCGGTGCCGTTCGACGCGGCCGAGGCGCAGCGCCTGTCGGACCACGCCGTCGACATCTTGCGCGCCGCCGATGCCGGCGAGCTGCCGCCGCGCATCGCCCAGGCCCCCGACTTCTTCCTGTGCCGCTTCTGTCCCTACGCCACACGCTGCTGGGAGACACGCTTGTGAAGAGCGATGCTCAATACATTCGCCCATCGATCGACGAGACCTGGCGCGAGGTTCCAGGCTATCCAGCCTACGAGGTGAGCGATTGCGGCCGCGTGAGGCGCCGCTGCTCCGTCGGTGGCTGGGCAGCGGGCCACCTACTCCGGCCGGCGGCAATGCCAAGCGGCCATCTTTACGTCGTCCTGACAGACACCTCGGGCGCGAGCCGCAAGCAGTTCGTGCACCGCCTCGTTGCGCTCGCCTTCCTCGGGCCACCGCCCTTCAACAAGGCGCTCGT